GTAAGGTAGCCCAATCGCAACCAGAGTCATCAATATGAGGGTCACCCAGAAAAGCAAGCCCAATAGGTTTGTCAGTGTCAACCTTAACATTGATCCATCTCCTGGCTTCTTTAGCTCGTTTGCGACGTTCAAACCCTCGGGTCATCCGGTCTATCAGCTCTTCGGTGGGTACTTCTTCGGTGGGTAGGTCAGGAATCTCGTAGGTATCCTCAGTGTCCTGAGCATCTCTTGCCTCTTCGAATTTCCTGACTCTTTTGGAGACGGTGTTTTTGTCAATGCCCAGCTCTTCAGCTGCTTTGCGAAAGCTGCCGGCTGCCTTGTAAACTTCGTAGGCTTCTATTAACTCTTCTTCACTGTATTGCGGTGCCATAGTATCACCTTAGTCTTGCCACGCCCCTGTTCTGAGCTGCTCTACCAACTCCAGCCCACGTAATCCAACTTGGCTAAACCACTTGCTATCCATTAACTCGTCAGCCGCACGATCCCAGTTGCCCTTCTCTGTGGCATCTAGCATGTTCTCAAACAGCGATAGCCTGGGCCATCCCAGGTTAAAGCATAGATTGACCATGACCGCTTTGCGAGCTTCGCACAGCTCATTCCACCAAGGAGCGTTTCTGTTTAGCTCGTCAACCACCACCTCGATGTCATTCTCTAGCAACATCTCTACTTCGATAGTGGATAGTCCTCGACCATGAGTGAGCAACCGACCCACGCCAATCGTAGGGTGGCCTTGGAGTCTGTAACCTTGCGTGACTTCCCTGCCGTTAGCGTCATCATAAACATACAGGCGCAAGCCCTCATGCCGCTTTAGCTGCTCGATGAGTTTTTGGATATTCATGATTTTTTGTTCTTGCTCAGCAGGTCTTTATCAGCCTTTCGAGCGCCCCCTTTACCACTTACAAAGGATTTTACACGACCCATAGCCCACTGGTGTGCCGAAACTTTAGGCCGGCTGCCGCTGGAGTAGTAAGCCCCGAGGCCGCGCTTGTAAACTTTCTTTAGAATGCTGGGGCTGAAGCCCCCAGTGCTAGTGCCTTTGAACTCAGCCACGACTACGCTCCCGTGATATTCGATCCATTTCTGCTTTAGTCAGTAAGCCTTTGCGATAACGCTCTGCGGTGCGCTTGATCTCTTTACGTCTTGCTTCGGGATCTTTAGCGCCTTTGGTGTACTTGACCGGCACGCCGTCTTTCTTGGCTACCGGCTTAAACTTACGCATCGTGCTCTGTCTCATCGAGTGACGCCTTTCATTTTTTCATAGGTGCGAAGACCCGCCATGCCCAACATTGCGAAGGTCATCTCAAGCAGGATATCAGTATTTATCTGTGGTAGTACAGGCCAGCCTAGAATGCCGCCTAGCCAAGATAAAATAGGATAACCCAGAAAGGTATAACAAAAGCCAGCAGCACATGACCAACCGATAGCAGGACGCCATCCGGCAACCCAGACGCTACGGTGTTGTGCTTCTGTTTTATTGGTTTCGATTTGCGCCAAGTTTGCCTGAGTAGCGGCATCGACCAGGCGCGCGTTGATTTGATCTCTAGCTTTCTGTGCAGCATCTCTATCCGGTATATAGTCATCGAGGATTTTAAGTGCATCAGGTAGCAGTGCCGCTAAAAGCTGGATCATAGCTATACCTTGAGGTAGTAAGTCACTAACCCAATCATCGACGATATAAGAATCCAGACAAAGCGCTCGGCTACTCTGACGCTTTGCGCATTATATCCGACAATAGATTTCAGTTGATCGATGTCCGACTCTTGCTCATCAAGACGGTACTCAAGACGATCAGTGCGCGCCTGGCTGGCAACGATCTTTTCATCAACTCGAGCGATCATGGTCATGGCTTCAGCTAGTTTATCTAGCTTGCCTTCGATCCTGTTAAGTCGTACCGCTTGATCGTCCATATCATCGAATCGGAGTAGTAGTGCCATGGCCCCGGCCAATCAGTCCCAGGCGTACTTTGCAGGTGCCTGAACCAAAGTCGCCCGTCTTGACGCCAATTTTATACCGAATGGCTTCTGGCTCATAGCCATACGTCTCAATATCCGATGAAAAGGTATCAACATCTTTATATACCTTTAAGTCTACGCCTGATTGACGCTGAACTGTAACGATAGTGCCGCCAGCGATACCAGTGATAGAAAGGTTAAAGTAACCCTGTATGACTAAATTATCGCTGAATGTGTTCTCGGCTGTAATGGTCTTTAATACTTCGCTTGACATGGTTTAATCCTCATAAACTAATTGTTCGCCGCTCATTTTCTCAAGCACACGTATGGCCTTCAACATATCTACGTTAATGCGCTTGCCATCTTTCTCTGAATAATAAGACCATGCCATATCTTCGGACGGCCCTTCTGGAATCAACTCAAAGTTGTGAGGTGAAAGCGTAGTGACGTTACCTGCCTCATCTCTTACTTTTAACTCGGAGCTCGCCGATACATCTTCAGCATAAAGAACAATGCCGTTTGTTACGCTTGCGCTTGGTGCGGCACCATTGAACATCACCAAATTACCAGATGACGATGTTGGTATTTGAGTACCGCCAAGCAATATGTTCCCAGAATAATCTACTCTAAAGGCTTCGTATGGTGCAGAAGCACCAGAATTAGACACCTCAAAACCCATGCTGATTAGGTTTGAATAGTCTGACTCTTGAATCGACGTAATTCTAACTGCCTTGTCTGAGTCTCCAGATTGCTGAATTCTAATTCCAGACTTAAATCCTGTTCCTCCAAGCCCAGCAGTATTAGACATGAAATTTGCAATATCTATATCTGAAGAGCTGTTTACGCTAGATCTATCAAAAACGTGCAATGTTTGTGTGGGGGTATCTTGCCTAATGCCAACACGATTATTTGCAGAATCCACAACAAGCGTATCTGAATCAACAATCAAATCGTTTTCAATTGTTACGTCATTAAATTCTGGATTTCTTCCAAAAATCCCACCTAAGTGTTTAATAGTCATAATCAATACCTATATCAAATTTGCGTAAGCTGAAGATGCGCCAGCGCTTGCGGTTACTACCGATCCAGAAGAATAATACCGACCGCTTCTTTCCCAAAAATAAACAGCACACGAATTGTTTTTACCCAAAACGAAACCTTCTCTAGTTTCGCCTATTTTTTGCGTTTCGGTTGAAGCGCCGCTAGATGGGCCTAGCTCTCCAACAATCCTTACCTTGTCAAGGCTTCTGCCAATGTAATTTCTGTAAGGCTCAAAATATCCATGTTGATCTATGCAGTCATATAAATCAGCATCTAAATAAAACCATCCCTGACTGCCGTGGTAACCATCAGCCATGCTATAAATTATAGGCTTTTTAGTAACAGCCCTCGCGGCAGTAGCAAGTGCGTCCATAAGTGTTGCGTGTTGCTCATATGTATATGTTGTCGATGAGTCATCAGACAGCATATATGCCGCCTCATTTACTAAGTCATAAGCCTTGACGCTTTCAAAGTCATCAATTAAATCGATTAAATCTTCGAGTGCACTTACATAACCATCTCTTTTGGATGAGTTTGTTTGTGCATCGTGATCCATAGTGTACGAAAAGCTCGCCTGATATTGAGGGCCAAAAACACAAACAACGGCAGACAGACCAAGTACATTGCAAGCAATAAAAAATCGCTTTAAATTTTTTGTGCAATTTTCAGTAAAGCTACCACTATAAATATCAGACGATTTATTCATTCCCGCATCTAAATGCAGTTGAATCCTTACGCCAGACGCCTTATAAAATTCCGCTTGGTTCTTTAAGTCTTGTTGGATTTCAGCAAATGTAAGTGAATTATTAAGCCAAGATATTTGGTTTTGAATTGATTGCTTGCTTACTCCTTTTAACGGCAATCCAAAAGATCCGTTTGCTTTGTAATTTACAATCTCATTTTTTTCGATGATGTCTAAATGATAAATCTTTACATCACCCTTGTTTGTTGTTGGAGAAAAGTCTGCCGTTTCTACTGCAAATTGAAACTTAGCCGCAGAGGTGTTTATTAATGATTGAGGCACATACGCTACTGCATAAACAATTTTATCAGTAGGGATAGATTGATCCTCTGCGCCAGAGCCATACCAATTTATCCTTGTTGTTGAAAGATATGAGCTTCCAGAGTCCTTGTACTCAACAATAAGTCTTGGAATATGTCTTCCGTTATAGCCAACTCTAATATAAAAGCCTTCTGTATTTGTAATATCTATTTCATTCGATCTGCTGGTGTTGGCTGAATCTAATAGATAATAGGTGCCAAATGAGTCACTGCTGGTTGATGAATTGCTCATAGATGTCAATTCATTGTTTGCTATATTGATATCAATCATCTGCGGAGCAGACATCAATCCAGTTTGCGGAGTTTTTTGAATGAAAGAAATTTCATCTGGAGTTGTGCCATTGCTTGAAAATGGAACTCCCGAAATACAATCTGTAATAGAAAATGCGCCATCGGCAACAATTGGCTTTTTACTCAAAACAATTGGAGTATTAACCTTAAAGGAGCCATCAAAAAATAATTGTTTACCAGTATTGTTTGCGTTTTGAATGGCAGTTGTATCATCCGTGACGCCATCACCTTTAGCCCCATAATCTTTGACGTTTACAGCAGAAACTATGTTTTCCAGCATTCTGCTATGTGCTTTCGTTAATGCCATATCAGCCTCTCAGTTTTGCCATTACCATCTTAATGGCGACAGTAGTAGGGATGAATCTCCAATCGTGGAACTGATGTCCTAGCTGTTCCATCTGAGCCTTGTTCACCCAGTCTTGAGTCCAGTTATCAATGTACATATCGCCGTAGCGCAGCACTCCATGGCCCCCGCCTGTCTTAGTCACGACATAGCAGAGCTTGGCCTCAAAGGTAAACAGCAACCACCAGAACTTGAGCCATGACTCTTTGCAGATCACGTAGTACAGGACAGACAGCGCATAGTCCTCGCAGTCTCCGTGGTACTCGTTCAGTGCATTAGGCTTCAGCACGCGCCACTGGTCTCGACCTTTGGGATCGAACTTGTAGCTGTATCGGTTGTTGAAGTTAGTTAGGGTCATGTGTAGTTCTTCCAAATCAATACGCCATCAAACTGAACTTCATAGGTAATGTTTTGTTCAGCGTTGGTGAAAAACTTTTGGGTCAATGATCCAGATGTAATATTTAAAAAGTTAGTAGCGGCGACAGATATCGACCCAGAGTTAATTACATTTTCATCGCTCTTTGTTAGCGTTCCAGAGCTATCAACTTCGAAATTGCATTGGAATACAGCCTCATCGTCTTGGCCTCCTTCTTCAAATCCTCGCCCAGAATATCGACCAAGCGCCATGATAGGCTCATCGAACAAATCGATTTCTGTTACCGCACTAGCAGGTATAAGAACTGTTTGAATGACTCGTAAGCCGTTCATCATTGTGCGCCTGTTTGTAGTAACAGCACCAAACAGTGAATCGCATAAATCCATTGTATTAATAGAGAATGTTGCGGAGCTATTTGTAGTTAAGTCAGCAAAGAACTTAGACATACGAACATGATTTCCTGCAATCGTAAATGCCTCTGATCCAGCCGCGAGTTTTAAGCCAAACCCACACAAGCTAATAAGGTTGTCTTTGATTGTGTGACGCTGGCGATTTCCGTGCATCTGTATTCCTGATTGGAATGAAACAATGACATTATCGGAAACACTGACATTTTTGGGAGAGCCATCAGTATCACTGATAATGTAGATGCCCTTGTCTCCGGTTGTGTTTATCGTGCTTGTATCAAACGTCGATGGATCAGAATACACAACAGCGTTATTAGCATGAGCCGCCGCAGTTGTACTGCTTGCACCTCTCGTTGCACCTGTCAGATTGTTAGTGCTTTTGCCTGTGTATGTAATGATCTCAGCATCAATTTTGATTGTGCCAGAAGTTGGAAAGCCAGATGCATCACTTAATGGGATGGTTGTTGCGGAGCTAGTTAAAGCACTATCAAGTGTGGATTCACTGCGATCATGCCTGCCAAACATGACGTTATTGGAAATGTTTGCACCAGACGACAGTGAGTAGTAAGCAATACCGCCGCCAACATTCCTAAATGAATTACCAGTAGCAACAAAGTTATCGCTTTCGTTTTCAACGTGAACACAGCAGTCGTTTGGCCTGTTTAAATCAATAAACTGACAACCTACAACCGATAGACTGCGACAGCCATCAGTACCTAATATAGTACAGCGATCTTCTGAGTCAGTGCCTTGATGCCCTTCAAACAAACAATTGCTAACCCGAACATTGTCCCATGCGACCTTTACACCAGATGTTGCAAAGTCAGTGTTAAAAATTAAGGCTCGTAAGCCCATGCTTAAAAATGAACAGTTAGATATCGTGCAGTCTTCAGCAGTATTTCCATTAGTGCCAAACGCATTAGACGTAAACATACCGATACGGAGCTTTTCAAGCGTACAGCCTTCCATTCTCCAGCGGCGAATATTCGTATTATCGCCAAACTTAATGCCATGATTTTCTGGGAGGCTACTTGTATCTAATGAATTACCACCAAATATGTGGACGTTCTTCATTACAAAGTCATTGATATACCCAAGCGAATCACCGTGCTGTACCAAGATAGTGAGATCACCTGTGCTGGTGTTACGAGAGTCAATGTATAGAGACTCAAGAGTGACACTGCTAGATGTTACTCGGAGACCTTGCGTTACGGTGTTAATGTCAAATCGCAGAATAGATGTTGGGCCATCACCAAAAATACGACATGGACTATCCACTCGTACTTGAGTGTCATCAATCAGATAAGTGCCAGAGGGTATGTATAGCGAACCATTCGCCGCCGCATTAACAGCATTCTGGAATGCAGTGCTATCATCTGTCACGCCATCGCCAACAGCACCAAAGTCCTTGACGCTTACGCTCTCTCTTAGCTTGGTCTGTACTGTAGTCTCTACTGCGCCAGTGCCAGCGGGTGTGTAGACAATGTTCTGAGATTGCGCTGTTTCTTGCAGTGCACCCTCAACATTGTTTGAGCTGTAGTAGCTGCCAGCATCCGTGATCTCTACACTTACAGCGTCATTGCTAAATGCGCCTGTAATGCCTTGCCCAGCCACTACCTCGATCTCTGAGTTAGCAGGCGGTGCAGTGGTAAAGACTAGGTTGGTATTGCTGATGTTGTAGTTTTCTTTTTGCTGATAAATGCCGTCTATGAATACCTGAACGATAGTCCGAGATACCGGCGCAGCAGAAAGGACAAAGGTTGTTTGCGTACCAGCAGAGCCCTGGGTAAATGAGTCAACCGTATAGTAGGCATTGATATCCTTCGTATCGACCTGCTGCACAAGCATGGTTAGCTTATCAAGCGCATCCTCGTGTGCCTGGGCAGGGAAGGGATCGTTCTCTACGTAATTGGTCTCTTGCGTTAGCGGTAGGCTTCTGCTGATAGTGACAGTAATGCCTGATGCTGGAGCAGTTACAAAGGTGACGTTGCCGCCTGAGTCATTGCCTGCGCCCGATACGGTGTAGTCAGTAGTAAGGGTCTTGGTTGTTTCTACGCCGGTGTTTACGTTCTTTTCTACAACAACAAGATCGCTGTCTTCAAAGATCTTAAACGTATATGCAAATACGGTAGTGCTGCCGTTGCCGGAGTAGCTAACAGAGCTAGTGCTGCTGGATACTGTCATGGTTAGTCCTCAATAATTCCTTCAAACTCAGGAGCACGCCTGGGCAGCGCTTCACCTGGACGCCACCAATAGTCCTGATTGTACTCTACCGCTCGCTTTCGCATAAGACGCCGATACTTCTTTTCTGCATCAGGGTCGGCCATCATCTCAAGTTGATCGAAAAATGATGATTTAAACATATGAATCTGCCAAATGCTTGGCGTATACCTCTCTAGTATATCGATAGACTCACCTAAAATATGCGTCTCTTCGCCCTGTATTAGCTCTCGTATATTGCCATGAGTAAACTTTAGTCCGGTATCAGCTAACTCGCCTACTGGCCCAACAATGGTTTCTGCTATACCCCCGCCAAATCTATTGGTATCGGAAAATATAAAGTCTCCCATGAGCCCTAAGCCGCCGCCCTGCTGTAGTGCTGCCGCAAAAAACGCTGGATTGTTTGCCGGCCTTGGATCTCTTCCTGCAGCAATGTCTTTAGCTTGCAGCGCGATACCACCAAATACAGTAGTCGTGGCAAGTATTGAAGCACCATATCCAATTTTCTGCCCCATCGTGGCTTGAAAGGCGGTCCGGTAAAAGTGAGTCGTGGCAATCGTTATAGGGAATGACTTGATCATAAACGCGGAGCGCCATGCCTCGCCTGAAAGTGTGCCTCTCTGCAACCCTCCGGTAGTGATTGCTCTAACTTTGGCATCGGGCGTAGGGACTGCAAAATCTGTCTCTGACATAATCATCTGATGGAATTTCTTGCCACCCGCCTGAGTCATATCAGCGAACCTTGCGCCCTTAAACTCTACTAGCGGAGTTTTTCGGAATCGGTTCCAGTCATTAACCGTAATGCCATACGTTTGCATGGCTCTACGCAGTCCATCGTCAAGATCACTAAAGTTTTTGCCAAAGTTATCGGCCAGCAGACCGGCAAACTCCATGCCAAATGCTTTGCGGCCGGCATCAGTCCAAGGCTTTAGCAGTGATGCTCGCATTACCGCATCTGCTATTTTTGCTGTAGCACCTGTGCCATACACATCAGCATAGCGATTTGCGGCATGCGTGCGATCAATCCACGCTTCTGCAATCAAACCAATACGTACCGCTACCTTTTGATCCTCAAGGCTAGAAGGCGATAGCATTTTAAGCTGCCGCCCTAATGTCTTTACCGTAGGAATGTTGTTGTATCGCGTAGTAATGATTTGAAAACCAACATCAGAAATGGCAGATAAAAACGCCTTGCCTAAGAATGCTGCCGTAATGACATTGCGAAATCCCTGAAAAAAGTCTGCCAGGCTAGTTACCTCACCCTGGTTGGTCTTTCCTGATATGACACTAAAAGTAGCATCTGCCATACGCTTTTGACTTAATGTAAGCGCTTGCTGCTTTTCGCCTAGCGCTCTAAGTGCAGCATATGTTGTATTTGGGTTAGGTCCCATAATCTCTAGCAATGCAATGTCGTGTGCGTTGCTATCAATCCAGCCGGTTAGTGTTGTAAACAGATCGCCCTTGCCAAAGTCTTTCTGGTAAGTCATCCAGGATTCAGCATCTTTAAAATAAAGGATACGTCTCTCTGAGCCGCGTCTAGAGAGCTTTTTACCGAGCCTAGGAACAGTGAGATCCTCTACCTTATTTAGACCATGTGTCGTGATTGACTCATACGCATAGTCCAATAGGTCTTCGAGCTGTTCGTTTGTGAGCGGCTTGCCAGCATCATCGAGCATTAGACGCCGATCAAGCATAGGACGTATTTGTTCTTTCCAAGCATCCTTGCCAACATTCATGATTGTTCTGGCATCATGATTCTGTGGCATCAAAAACTTTTCGTTCTTTGATATTGATGCACCGTTGCGATTTTTAAGGCGTCGAGCTAGCTCAGTGGTTTGTATCCAGTCTTTTGCCCATTGGTTGATTGCAGCATCGTCAGTAGTTTCGCCGTAAACAGCACGAATAAACTTTTCTAGATTTGCCTCATCTTGCAAAAAGCCTAGTCCCTTTGTTCGGAACTGAGCCAACATGCCAGATAGCCTAGAGTGCATTAGACCTTGATAATATTGCTGTAGCTTATCGACGTTTTGATATCTAGCCTTGCCCTTGGCATCTTTAACCATCAAAGACATCAGACCATCATAGAATCCACTGGGATGAGATGCGATGTTATCTACTGCTTCTGCCAGTCTAACGGCTTGGAATGCCGCCTCTTTCTTTTTGACGGACAGCGTAGTTACATACTCATTTAGAACGCGATTAGGGTCGTCAGATTCCGTTAAAAGGCGACGAATCTCTTCCGGTAACTTAGTCGTGGTTTTTGGTATACAAGTAGCAAAATCACTCACCGCGCACGCACCTTATTAAGTTGTTTATATCTTCTAACTGATCGTCAATTTCCTTAATAAGCGTATCAGCGCTTACCTCTTCCCCCTCAACAAAAACCTTTCGCTTGTCTGCTGGCAGCTGGTTATAGGCTTCCATTGCTAAATCATAGGACTCCTGCGTGCCCTGCAACTGCATCAGCTCTCGCTCTCGATCTATGACGGCCATATCCACAGGGCGCGGCTCATCAGGTACGGGGTAGTCTTCTGGTAGTCGAGTAGCCTCATTGCTAGAGTCCATCTTGGACTGCCATTCTCGAAGATATTCCGACTCGTCTATCATGCGTTGACGAGATGCGTCGCGATAGACCTGCTCTAGCGGATCGCCTACAGGAGCTTCCTCTACTTCTTTAATACGCGCATCGAGGTCATCAATACGAGCTTGGACTGTCGGATCTCTATACATACCTGGGTTGTTGATTACTGTTTCCACCCAGTCAAAAGCATCGTTAGCAGTAAACGCAACCGGAGAGGTCAAATCTGGAATGGCCGCAACACTAATATCAGGATCATCTAGCAATCGCTCGGCAAGCATATCAGGCGTCATGCCTTGATCGCCTGCTCGCCAAAAGCCAGGTGGGAACCTGCCCTTTTTGAACACCTCGGGATCTATGCCTTCAGCTGCAAATATTTTTTTGTTCAGACCGCCTTTTTCTTTGACCCAGCCCACCATTTTTTTTGATTTACTGAGTTTGCGCTGCTCTTGCTCTAGCTTTTTTACAGTAGACTTTTTAACGCCTTCAAGTGTATCGAACTCACCCCTTAACCAAAGCTCATATTCCTCATCCATAATTCTAATCGGAGTCGGATCTCTAGTTGCATTAAGAGCGTCAATATAATCTGCTATCTCCTCAAGCGATCTATCTGCTTGAGATAGTTGTTCTGGGACTGTGTATGGTGGCTCAGTAGGCTCGCCAACCTCAGCGCGACGTATAGAGTCCTGGTTTGTGATTGCTGGCTCTTCAGTTAGCGCTTCCGATGTTTTTGTTCTTGCGTTCCTAAAGTAGCCCGCAATGCCACCTGTAACCGCACCTATTGCAGCCCCACCCGCAGCAGCAGTAACAATCGCTGCTATTGCATCCTGTGCGGAATAGGGAGATTCAATATCTTCTTTGTGAGCATAAACAAATGGCTGAATAGCTGCTTCTGTTCCTGCTGTAAGTGCTGCAGTGGTGCCTGCCGTGCGCAATGCCGTACCAAACGCTGTCAGCCCTTTGGATGCTGTCGTTACTGTAGCTATTGGCATGGTTGCTATATTGATAGGGTCAAGCATGAATGCCGTAGCGCTACCAACAAATTGCGCTGTGCCTGGACCCTCAGCAAGAACTGATTCTGCATACGCCCGACGACGCGCAAGCATGGTATTTCTTTCATCTCGCAATACGCGGTCAGTCTTAATTAAGTTTGAGTAGTCGGTATCTTCTAAATCGCGCGATAGCTTATTGAAGTCAAATCGACCATCACCATATTGATATGACTCTGGATCAACGATGCCTTGGTTAATTAGGTTAATTGCGTTTACTCGCCTCTCTTGGTACATCTCCTTGTTGAGCAAGCTAGAGATAGACAGGTTTTCATCAATTGTTAGTCCAACCGCAGCCGAAAAGGTTTCTCCGAATGTCGGATCATCTTGAACCTCGGGCGCTACGGCGGGTGGCCGCAACATAGATTCAAGACCTCGACGGTCTTTTCCAGAGACGAAAGGCATTAGAGTATTGGAACTCCCTTTCTGGTAGGCGGCGCTACTCTGTATCTAGAAGGCAGATAGTCTAATAACTCCTCGCTGATCATAATTTCTACCGGCGACTCAACACCCATAGAGTTTTTAGCAAAAAGCTGAACCATGCCAGAACCAGGATCTACAACGTAGTACCCACCCATTCCGCTATTGACCAAGCGAGAGTTTTTTAATCTTGATACTGCTTGCTCGTCGGTGTACCCCGTTACGCCATCAGGCGCAAACAACCTCAGCATCTCAGGTGAAAATTCGTCTACGATATCCTCAAACACGTCTTGATCTAAGCCCCTAGGAAGCTCAAGTCTATAATCGTTGTACTCACCAATACCGCCGGTAACAGCATCAATCGAGGCAACAAACTCATCTTCTGAAAACTCAGTAGGATCGGTACGAGTGGCAGCGTAATGAGCTAGCGCCGCGTTGATAACAATGGCCTCATCCTCACCCGCAGTACCAGGTCTACGATATGTGTCGCCAACATAATCACTAAACACGGTGAGATAGTCCCGTTGGCTTGGATTGGAAACTGTTTTTTGACGCAACATTGCATCGCCTTGGAATATAAGGCTTGCCGTATCTATATCGCCAATAGCACCAGCCATAGCAAATAGCTGTCCATTCTTCTCAGATATCTGCTCCCAGATTTGTGGCGCTTGAGACGATGCTTTTTGAAACGTCAAAGCAAGCATACCTTTCTCTTCTGGAGTAGCTCGATTGATATAACTGACTACGGATTGCGCTTCATTTTGAGTAAAAAAGTTAGCTTCGTATGCGGGACCAAGTCTTTCGTCATAGACAACATACGGCTTGGTAGCGCGTAATTCATCTAGCCTTCTGTCAATAGAGCCGCTGATGTTATTAAGATCAAACGGCTGAACACTTATTGATCCAGTTTTTCCAAGAAAATCAAGAACTTGCCCTTTTTGGAATGCCGAATCCATGCTTCCCAAATAAGTTTCTGCATTCTTAATAAAATCTGATCGACGTTTTTGTTCGTCAATAGACAGGCCGGCAGTAGGCATTGCCCGAGCCTCTTGCACTAATTCCAAAATTACTGGGCCAGTAGATCCATGCAAAACCTTGAGATCCTCATTTGACTCTACCATATCGTTGTATCGTCTTGAGATATCCTCATCCTGCAACGTAATGACCCGCTTTGCCATTTCATCAAGCGTGCTCTGATTAACGATATCGCCATTACTAATAATGGTATCTGCAGAAGATATATCTTCCTTTAGGTCGGACCTTAGCGCCTTGACTACCTCCGTTTTTCTTCCGACCTCACTTTTTGCTTTTGCCTTTAAGCGATCAATATCGGTAGGATCAAGCCCAGGTGGAGGCTTCTTATCGAGAGACTCAATATAAGCCACTGCTTGATCTGGATCTTCTATGCCATTAATTCGCAATATTTCTCGCTCATACGAGATTTTTTGCTGACTTGCATTAGTACGTCGTTCTAGATCAAACGGCGTAAAGTATTCGACAGCTTCATTGCTTTCGTATAACCGACGCAAATCATTTTCAGCAGTAACACGCTCGGTGGGGTTTTTACCAAAGATCGATTGATTAATAAGCTGAGTTTCTCGCTGTGCGAATACACTCATGCCTTTTTCGATTCGAGCCTGGTTTGCAGTGCGTCGAACCCCTACGCGCTTACTGACAGCGTATGACTCTACGTCCAGATCAAGAAGTTGTTGCTGTACTGGATCATCAAAACGAGTCGGAATCTTGTTTCGGATGTTTGCGACAGCATTATCAAAGAAGGCTTCTTGCTGATCTTCGGGCTGCAAAGCGGCTTCTTCGGCGGCTAGTGTTATAGCTTCGGTGTACTGAACCTTAAACTCACCTTCATCGATACGTCGCTGAACATCAGCCTCTTTTTCAGCAATGCGTCTTTGGCGCTCTTGTTCTATTGCTATTTCCCTTTGACGCTGTTGCTGTATGCCAAACGCAACATCACCAGCTTGCTCGGCAAGTCTGCCTGTAGCTCTAGCAACCCCAGCACCAAACTCTTCAGGCGTAGCTCGAACCCTCATTGGCCTAGCGCCAACGTCTGCCGTCATGCGGGTTTGTGCTCTGTATGTAGGAACTTTCACTAATTACTCCCCCATCTGAGCAATCTTGGTGCCACCGGAAAGCAGAGAAGATGCCGCCCTAAAATAGCCAGCTCTTTGAGCCTGAGCGCCGCGCATTCTTTCAAGTCTTGCCTGTAGTCTTTGCTCGGTTGCAGACTCTAGCGCAGCTTGCTGATCGACGGATGCGTTGTAACGGCGCAATGCTATTTCCTCGTCTGCCTCTTGAGCGTTATCTAGCAATACTTGCAATGGAGTACCACTGGTTGCAATAAATCCGTTGTATCGAAATGCTGTGCCAGTAGAGGCCTGTATATCAGAAAAGTCTTCTCGAAATCTGGCAATATCAAACTCTGAAGCGCGTTTGATTTGCTCGGCTTGTTGCTCTGCAATCTTGGCATTGCGCTCTGCCATTTGAGCATTAAACAGGCCTGCTGTTCTGGCTGCCGTCCCTTCCTGCACAGCAGATCGAGCGCTAAGAAGTGAGCTTCCTGCTGTTGCTGCTATGAGTGCTGCTTCTGCCATAACTTACCTATCAAACGTCTGCAATCGAGGATAGATAGACAGAATTGTCAGCGGTAGAGGCTGATCCTGTTTGACAACTACAAACCCATCGTCGTTGTAGCCGCCAGGGAACTCGATAAATTTGTCGCCAGTATACAACGGAACTGGTTTATCCATAGCCATAGATGCGTCTCTAAACGGAATTAGGTCTAAATTGTCTTCAGACGGACCTATTTTTGCACCCACAGAGTTCAACACGCGAATATCGATATCACTAATCCGCTTGTTCTTGGCCTGTGCTGTGCCTTCAGTGCCGCCTGCTTCTATCCGCATCGTTTGCAAGATTGAGTCGTATGGTAACCCTGCGTGTGCTTTGGTAGCAGTCCTGTCAAGCGTAACGCTACCAGAAGAAACAACCTTATCTGCATGAATTGCGCCATCAGCTAATATAGAGACTGTTTCATTGTCTAGGTGGTCAAGCCCATCAATTACCGTAAATCCAGCATTGTCTTCTTTTGTAACGCCAGAATCCAAAAAGTAGGCATCCTTTATATCTGAACCAAAGTCGATAGGTTTTAACCTTTCTATTTGACGTCGCTCATCGCCATCGATATCTCGCTGAACTGCTAAATAAACCTCTTCTTCGCCTGGCGTTGAGCTTGAAATGACAGCAACACTTTCAACAAACCCATAGGGACGAACGGTGCTTAAGCTACCACCCAGCTGATGCTCATGCCATGCAACCACATCTTCTTCGCGTCGGTAAGTCATAGCAGCTAGCTTGCCATCCTCAAGAGCACACCAAACCACGTTGTTTGGTTCTTGCTGATAGGCCATCTCTTTGATTTTGCCCTCAGTAATGTGCTCTGCAAGCAATGTCATATCTGGCGCTACATAGCCATCGACATCAAAGTTATAGACTAGCTCTCTCAGCTTGCGCTGCTCTCGCTGCACAAACAATGCGGTAGCTCCGATAACAAGCGGCTGAATATCAGCGCTACCGTATCTAGCCTGCTGTTTGATTTGGGTGTTTAGTGGCGTAATCGGTGCATCAACCGAGCCAGCCCTTACTGCAAACTCACCGCCCGAGGTGCCGACTAGCAGCACTCTGGATGAAGTAAGATAACGAATGACGTTTACTTGGTTAGATCCAATCGTATAAATCAACGAGCTATCATCTGCTACGCCAGCAGTGAAGTTTGTAAAATCACCACTTACCGAAAAGAATAAGGTTTGCGGCTGAGACGCTGTGCTAGCAAACACTAATCTTTGCTCAAAGAATGCAATGCAGGACGGAAAGCCCGTTCTATCCGAAAATGCGCCTAGCTGATATTCGTCGTCGGCAATCAGGTCGCCAGTAAGCGTTATGCTCTGACCTTCATTTTGGAAATGCAGATCGTTGCTAGTAGATAAAGTGATAATACTGTCAGTGACACTTACAATTAGAGCGCCAGAAAAATTGTTGCCATTAACAAGCTCTGCACTAGAAACGCCCGGCGTTCCTGACCCTGTTGCGTCTTTCCTTGTTATGGGGTCAATTAAATAAAACTCATCTGGTACTGGGTCTCCACTGCTGTCTACCTCTACTTCAACCTCATAAAAAAAGTCATTAATTGTTGCGCCTGATGGAAAACTCATAGTCACGCCAGTGACTCCGGTAAGTTTAATCAGGTCTCCATCAATTAAATTATGAGGCCCATCAGTAGTCACTTTTATTCTTGAGGCAACACTCATTGAGCTTATGTCAATATTGGCTGATCCGGTACCGCTTATCCGCATTCCGACCTTAAAACCTTCGGTAATAAAGTTACCGGCACTGTCTTCGATAAAGTCATTGTGAGCCAACCCAGTAGCATCAGGATCGCCTTCATGGAAGCTAATCGTAGTCGCCGTATAAGACGGCATTAGCTCTTCTCTGAAATCCTCATTTTCTAAGACGGTGGCTGTCACACTGAGATCAGCTGCAACGCTAGTAATCTCTGCATAACCATCATGCAGCTTGATGATCCTGCCAACATCGACAAAACTAAACACAGTATTAGGTGACGCCGTAATGGTTACGCTACCAGTGCGGCCATCTGCAATTACTGTCGAACCATCGAGCGGGCTATCAAGAAGTGGACCGCGCCTGAACTCAATATCAGTGATAGTCCAAGCCGTATCGGATGTTCGTGCTATCTGCTTAGGCTTATGATCTGGATGCACGATATACATGATATCGGCAGACTGCGTAAACTTGAGTCCTGCTAGCTGTGCAGCAGTGTACTCGGTTGTTACTTCTATTGGCGTGCCGCCACCTACAATCGCGCCATCTTTGTAGATGCGAAACTTGAGATTTGAGAACTCAAGCACATAGGTTTGCTCTACATTGAACTCAAAGGGTATCAGCCTTACCGATGCGCTTTGCGATGGCGTTGGAGCGCTAGCAATAAACTCAGTGCCTGGTCTGCGGGTGACACCGCCCTGTGGGAAGGTCAGAAAGTTTTGTAGCTTCTTGCAGCCGTTGTAATACTTATTGAGATCGGTACGACCGTCTAGCTTGGGCGAAAGCTCACCAGCAGTAAAGTTAGTGAACGGCGCGCTTGATTTCGCCATGACTTAAAACCTCGATCGTATAAAGGTATCTGCCTCAATAGCACCAGCATCGGCAACACTGTTAATGCTTGCAGGCGTGCCCTCAGTCGCACTAACAAACCGCGCTTCCTTGAGCTTGTCCTCGTACATAATACGCATCTGCTGCGCCAGGCTGTTGCTACCCACTATGGGATACGCAATATCAGCAGCAATTGCCGCAGTCAGAGTTTCGAGCAACAAAGAGTCGTACTCGCTAGTATCGGTGATACGCGCCAAGTAGATGAGATCAACCGTATCTTCGTCGCAGAGAATCTTCCGACCTTCAAGTCGGTAGGGGATGTCGTGATAACGGAGATACAAAACACGCAAGCAGTAAGGGTCAGAAGGTAACGTAAATGCGTTATCAAACTCAAAAG